CTGTTGGCGAATTCATCCCCATGCCCGGCACGCGGGGATGGGAACTGGCCCACCATCACGGTCCAGCCCACTCATTCGACGCGCTGTATTCGACGTATGTCGAGGGCAATGAACCCGGTCTGGGTGATCCGAGCGCAGCCCCGAGCGACGCAGTCGCGACGGCGAGCGGAGCGAGTGTTCATCCACCGGTGGCCGCGGGCGGTAAGTACGGCGATGCCGATGTTATCAGGCCGTACAACGAGACCGATTACTCGAAAGAGATGATCGTCACCATTGGCGGCAAGCGCGATAGCAAGCAGTGGAAGCCGCTGCCAATGCCGGTGGGCGCGGTCTTCGCCCTGCTGTCCAAGCACGGAGAAGGCAAGAAGGACGGTCGCGCCTTCGTGCTTGGCGATATGGTGCCGGGCCAACGCCTCAAGACTTCGGTCAAGGCGCTCTATGGCGTCGGTCTCGACATCGACACTGGCACGCCGACCGTCACCGTGGACAATGCGCTCAAGAAGCTCGGCTGCCTTGCAATCCGCTACACCACACACTCCCATGGCAAGACCATGACCGAGTTCAAGAAGGACAAGGTCGTGAAGTTCGCTGGGGATCGCGAGATTGATAGCGAACTCATGCGGGAGTTCATCCTGACGGTGGAGAAGTGGCACCCGTCCATCGCCGATCATGTTGAATATCTGGGTGAAGACCACACCGACAAGGGCATCGTCTGCCGGATCGCGCACCCACCCATGCCAAAGCACCGGGTCGTGCTTCTGTTCGCGGAACCTTTCATCATCGCGAATGAAGGCAAGACTCAGGCCGAGGCCATGAAGAAGTGGGCCAAGGTGCCGGAGGCTCTGGCGAACCTGCTGGGCGTCCCGTTCGACACCTCCTGCACCGACCCCTCACGCCTGTTCTATTTCCCGCGCCACACCAAGGGCAAGCCGTTCAGCATCAGCCTGTTCGGCGGCGATTACTTCGACTGGCGCACCCTGCAACTCGAAGACCCCATGGAGAAGCTGAATGCGGCTCTCAACAAGGGTAAAGCGAAGTCTGTTACCCCAGAGGGGCGTGAGCTTGGCGGCTGGTCGCTTAAGAGTGCCCATGGCTTCCAGATCGCCGACGTTATCGAAGCCCATGCGCCGGACCGCATCCGTCACAACACCGGTCACGGTCTCGAAATCGGGTGTCCGTTCGACGAGGATCACTCCAACGCAGGCGATCAGGAAGATCGCGCCTGCTTGGTCGTGAACGCGGGCGAAGGCCCCAGCGAGTTTTTCACGATCTCCTGCCGTCACGAGACCTGCCGCGACAAGACCATGCTCGATATGCTGGGCAAAATGATCCATGACCAGTGGTTCAACGAGTCGGTGTTGGAGGACGAGCAGTTCAACGCCATCCTCGAAGACGACCAGAAGCCCGAAGTCGCGGTCCAGATCGAGAAGCAGGACAACGCCAAGCGCGATTACCAGCAGGCCATCGAAGCTCTGCATCACCAAAGTTCGGAGGCGGAGATTGAAGCGGTTGCAGCATTGATCGTCGCCGCTAAGCTCCCCCCCATTCCCAAGGATCGCGCGAGCCGCGCCATGGCAGAGCGGATTGGCGAGAAGCCTTCTGCTGTGAAGGACACCTTGAAGCTGGTGGAGCAGACGGTCAAAGCCCGGAAGGCCAAGAAACGGGTCGATGTTAGCGACGATGGCCGCGTGACTTTTGAATATAAAGATGCGTTCCACTTCGATGATGCCTGCGACGTTTGCAGCAACGCGCTGCTGGCTCAGAATAAACGTGACGGACTTTCCACGTTTTCCCAGATGGACGGCAGCGCCGTCCGGCTCAACATTCGTGAGGGCCGCGCTGAGTTCGACGAATTGAAGGAGACGGAGCTTTGGTCCGAGTTGAACAAGCTCGTCACCTTTGTGAGTCAGAGCGATAGCGAGGGTGAAGGCACAAGGCAGTCAGTTGATCGTTACGTCGCCGCCCATATCTATGCGCAGGCTTATGCCTGTATGCCTCCCGCGCCGGAGGTGCTTTACACGCCCGTCTTCCTGCCTGATGGCGCTCTCGTGTCGGCCCCCGGCTACTATTACGACGCCAAGCGGAACCTGAACCTGCTGCTCATCCTCAACGGGTTGGAAGTCCCCGCTGTGCCGGAAACACCTAGCGAGGCACAGTTGAAAACATCGCTGAACTGGATTCGCACCGAACTGCTCAGCGATTTCCCGTTCTGCGATACCAATCTCAATGGGAAAGAAAGCGCAGAACCGCCAGAAGCGAACGCGCTGGCGATGCTTATCACGCCTTTCATGCGTCGGATGATCGAGGGTCCGACGCCGGTGGTGGGCATCACCAAGCCGCAGCCCGGCACCGGCGCGACTTTGCTCGCTACACTTCCCATGATGCTGTTTGATGGAGTCGGTGGTGAAGGAGCGAGCATCAACTACACCGCTAACGAGGAAGAAATGGAAAAGAAGCTCGTCTCCGCGATCATGGAGACGCGCTCGCATCTGTTTTTCGATGATGTGAAGGAATTCAATAATCGTGTTCTTCTTCGGGCTGTCACTTCGGAGCGGTTCGGTGGGCGTATGCTTGGTTCGTCCAAGAACGTCTTCGTCCAGAACCGCTTCAACTGGATCATCACAGGTATCAATCCCAAGATCGGCGGCGAAATGCACCGCCGCACATGCTGGATCAGGCTGAACGCGAAGACGCCCGACATTGCGGGACGCAAGTACCGGCACCCGGACATTAGTGGGATGACCTTCTCGGCCTTCGTGCGGGAGAATCGCGGTTTCGCCATTCATCACCTCTTGACATTGATTAAGTACTGGCAAGCTCAGCAAGCGCCTAAATTCACCGAGCGCCGCCTTGCGAGCTTCGAGGACTGGAGCGCCAAGGTGGGCGGCGTGCTCATGGCTTCCGGCGTGAAAGGGTTTCTGGATACACGGGCCCCGGTGATCCTCGATCCTGAAAAGGCGGCGGAAGATGAATTCCTGAGCGCAGCCTACAAGCTGCGCGGCGTTGGCATGGCGCTGTCCGCAACCGATCTCTTTAATTGGGCGGATGGGGCCGAGATGGGGATCATTGTTGGGCGCACGCCGGAGGACAAGCGTAGCAGGTTCAACGAGACTCTCAGGACGCTTGAGGGTCGGACCTTCAAGGCGGGTAACGATCTCGTTGCACTGCGCGCCGGATATGGCGCAAGCGGCGGCATTGAATTCGATTTCCGGCAGGTGGAGGCACCGAAGTAGTTATGGCGGCATCTACTCACGACAGGAAGCGGAAAGTCATCATGGCGCTTGAGCGTTTGGGCGCATCTGGCCCTACTGCGATTGGGAAGGAAATGGGCGGCGAGTGGGCGGAAAAGGCTAAAGCGCCCGTTCTCCGTCAAACTCTCCTTTCGATGGTGCGCGCAAATCTTCTTGTCCGCATCCGGAACCCGCCCGGCTGTTATGACATCTCTCCGAGTTGCTCATGGCGCGGATTGGACGTTCGGGACGCGACACGGAAGGGCATTGGCCGCTTCCTGCGTGATCGCGGTGGGGTGGCCCGCACCCGTGACATTCATGAGGCGATCACCGAGCGCCGCCTTGCGGGGCCGGATCGGGATTATGACCACCACCGCATTACCCAGACCCTCAAGGCCGACTTCCGACAGGACTTTGGCAGGGGGTATTGGAACCTGCCCGAGCCGGAGCTTGAGCAGGTCCCACTTCTTGGCCGGTGGGCGGACTATCAGCATCAGGTCGCGTGGTTTGAGAAGGGCGACCATGGCGGCTTTCAGTCGTGGGAGGCGAAGCGTGACGATTTTTTCGACCGGGTTGGCTCCGCCTTCATGGACGCGCGTGGTGATCGCGACATCGCCGATGTCGCCATGCAGAGCGACGTGTTCTATGCCTTGCGTGATATGGACGCCCGCGCGCCGTCCGCCCGTCTGGAGGCGTTGGAGGCGCTCCAGTCGCAAGTGACGGAGGATATGGCAGCCGAGGGTGTCTCTGATCGCTGGGCTATCGCGCAGGAGGTTCGGAACCGGAAGGAGCATGGGTTGGCCGTCTACCTCTACAGGGCGTTTGAACAGGGGAATTCCGACGCCCACATGGCTGCGCCGGTTGAGTTCTACAGGGCTTGCGCGATCCTCTTTGGCGTGTGCCCCGCGCGGCTGAGCCGGGGAGAGATCGCGCCGCCCGCCGCTGCCTCGGAGAAGATTGGTATCTGATCTATACGATAGTAGACCGGCATCGTGTGCTCGTTCCGCTGCTGCCCTTGGGGATAGTTGGTATCGAATCTGTACGTTAGACTCTAAGGGTCACTATGAATCGTATAGAATACATACCAACTTTCTTTATATGGGGTAGTAGTAGGATACTTGGAAAGAGCTTCTTGCTCTCGGCACCGACCCCGCGATAGCGATCTCATATTTTTCTCGTATTTCAGATAATCCCGTCGCCCATGCGCGTTACGTGAACCGATGCTGATCGGTGTGACGTGACGAACCGCAGGCCCGCGCGGCGCGCAGCGCCGGGAGGGCGAGCGAGCGCAGCCCGCGAGTGCTGCCATGGTCGCATCACCTCTGACCAGCCTTCGGCTGTCATCGGCACCTGCGGTCGATCCACACGCCAGCTTGATAGGACGCCGACGCGGTTCTCGCGCCCGGTGGGCACGCTGGCGGCGCGTCCGCGTGCCGGGCTGACCGTGTCGGCGCGTGGGTGACCGAAGGCCCCGGAGGGGCGAGCGGAGCGAGTGGTGCTGCTCAATTGCCCGAATGCACCCCGTTCGTCGGAACCGTGATCGCTCGCCGTGCGAGGTTTTCCCGAGTCACTGGAGCACACTAACACAGTTGTCGTAGCTTCTAACTGGTGTACACAGTGAAAATAGTGTGAAATAGGCGCGCAGTAACCTCCCTGCGGGCGCGAGCTATCCGCCCCGGGCCAGCGTTCGAGTCTGGTCGGATGATTGATTGAGGGCGCGTGTGGTCGCGCGTCTACTTGTGCAACAGGCGGGGCGCTTAGGCTTCCGCGACGAAGCTCTTGATCGTTTCGAGCGCCTCAGCGAGTTCGTCAGCCGCCATCGGCGCGTCGCCGAGGAGATGCGCGCGGATCGCGTCACATGCCCGTATGGCGTCTAGCTGGGCGATGTAGCCCGCATCGCGAGAGCGCAGCACAGACCCAAAGTCGATGATATTCATGTTGCCCTTCGTGTTCAGCCCGCAACGACAATAGCCACGAACGGCGTTGCCGGACAATGCAGTATTGCGGCAGTTACGGCGAGCGCCAGCACTCAGCCGCCTCACGGTGAAGAAGCTGGAAGCGCACCCTTTCCATTCATCTAGAATTAACCGTGCTCGCAGCTTCGGGTGGCAATCTGCGTCGCCTCACCTATTTTAGGATCACCGTACCTCGGTACAGTGATCCTAATTTCGGGTGATTTCGATGACCAAATGCAATTTCGTCGCGTACTACCGGGTCTCGACACAACGCCAAGGGAAATCGGGGCTGGGGCTTGCCGATCAAAAGAAGAGCATCGCCGACCACCTGAGCGGCTGCGGCGGCACGCTGGCGGCGGAATTCACAGAGGTTGAGAGCGGTCGTAAGAAGGATCGGGAACAACTCGCTCTCGCGTTGGCGCACTGCCGCAGGCACAAGTCAGTGCTTTTGATCGCCAAGCTAGACCGGCTGGCCCGTAACGTGGCCTTTGTATCCGCACTGCTGGAAAGCAAGGTCCGCTTCGTGGCTGTCGATATGCCCGAAGCCGATGCGACCTTTCTACAGATGGCGGCGGTGTTTGCCGAATGGGAAGCCAAGAAGATCAGCGAGCGCACCAAAGCTGCACTGGCGCAGGCGGTGGCGCGGGGCAAGAAGCTCGGCTGGTCCATTCCATCACGCTGCCACCAACAGCGTCCCGCCTCGTTGAAAGGCGCAGCTAGGAATGCGGAGAAAGCAAAGCAGTTCGCGTCGAACGTGTTGCCAATCATCAATGAGATTAAAAGCGCGGGGGTTTCAACGCTCGACGGGATCGCGGAGAGGCTGAACGCTCGCGGCGTAATGACGGCGCGCAATAGCCAGTGGTATGCGGCGACGGTAAAGGGTGTGCTCGCATACCAAGCCGCCGCCTAAAAAAGAAGAGGTCGGGGGACCCGCGCATACCCCCCGTTGTTGGCATAGAAAGTGCAACTCCCGGTGCCTCCGGATTTATTTGAAAATTCGCCACCTACTGTTCCTCAACCGAGCCCTGCAATAATTGCGTGCCAAAGTCTTTGTCGCTCGACACAAGGCTGTCTCTGATTCGTCTTGGGCACCAGCGGATCGGGTTATCACCGTGGCGGCGGGAGAGGTGTTGGCAGCGGTTCATTAGGTCCACGCCGCCAAAATCCCAACTGCGCTTGGATGACGTGGGTGGCGTCACTGACACTAGCGACAAGGTTATAACTCACCCTATCCCGAACAATCAAATAATCATAATGGTGCAAGCGGGCCGCGTGCGGATCGGCGTAATCCTTTAGCCTGATGACTGTGAGACCTTTGGATTTCAAAG